AGTCGTTCCATGGTGCGGCGTGATAGGTTAGAAGTTGAGGAGCAAGCTCCCATCCTCGCTTCGCAGTCAAGGGCCACCTCTAGATGACCCAAGACCGAGAACCAATCTTCGCCGCTTCCCCAGCCATGCTTGGCACCCGCCGCTTCGGCGAGGGTCTTGCATGGTCTTGAAACGACGCACTGTCCTTCTGTCTCTACTAATTGTTCGCAGAACACTCCCTTTGGTCCACGAAACGACTTCTCCTTGTTGCAAACAAGTCCGACTCGCTCTAGGTTTCGCTCGTAACCGACGCAGGTTTCCTTCTTCCAGGCTCCTAGAAGGTCATCCCCGTGAATGGCATAGCTGTCACGGGGGGCGCCTGCATCCCAGGCTGCCCACGCGTTTACGAGACAGAGCAGGACCCATCCTGCTCCGATTCCCATGTGCACACCCCGAGATGTCTTAAGCTCTTCACCAGTGTCTGGATGCTCCATCCATTGGGGCCCCAGCACTTGCTTAAGTATCTCACGGGTAGCACTAGTTTCACCTAGTGCGTCGCACAGCTTGTCGATCATGAACTCGGCCAGTTCATGAGAGAAGTAGTCAGTGGCCTTAGAAAGGTCTGCACTGTAGGTAATATTTCCTTGGGGAGATAGTGATATCCCCTTGCCTGCGAGTGTGGCCTGGGTGCTCTGCAACGTTGACAAAATTGGTAGTATACGTCGCGTCACGATGCGCGCGCAATGTACGCCAACTGCGTCATGTAAAGTCGCAACCCTGATCTTGGCTCCGGCCTCGGTCAGGGGGAGGGCTTTGAGAACCCTACGAGTTGTATGCAACTGTTTGTACGCGAATCGAAACCAGTCGTCAGCATGGACTGGCGGTTTGACCCCGTACGACTCTCTGCCGTCACCGGCCGCGATGTCAGAGTAATTTGGTGGAAACGTCCCCGCGTTATCCACCTGCGTTGCAAACTCCTCAAGGACCTTCCGGTGAAGCCACATTGTGCGCAAACCGGCGATCTTTCCCTCTAAGACAGCAGGTGTCTTAATGAGGGGTGGGTCTCTTCTCCAAGCTTGAATAAGGGCAGCTTGCACACCTCCTCCTTCTCCTCCCTTCATCTCGTAGCACGCTTTGCGCGATGGAGGGGGGATACTAGGGTCGGACCGATCTTTACGAAGGTTCTCCTTGAGTACTCCAAAGAACCTTGTTAGGCC